CTTTAGTCTTAGTAATCTTAATAAATACTCTAGACTTCTCACTCTCTCTAAAAGGAGAGTTTTTAGGGTACATGCCCCTAAAATTATGGTAAGCGTTTATCCATCGGCTTTCATCATAATCTCGGGCTTCTTCCGCAGTAATAAACCGGGCTTCAATAAGGCCAGCTAGATTTGATTTTAAATGTTCTTCTAGCTCGACATTCAAGCCATCTTCATTTTCAACTTTTGTGAAATAAAGATTATCTGCATTGTCTAATAAATCATCGTTCATATATTAGTAACCGAATGTTGAATCGAATGGCTGAAAGTGTTGATTACGATGTAATGATCGTATCTGACTTAACGGGTCACTTATTCTTGGACGCGACATAATAAGGTATCGCAGTGCGTCGTATGCGTGATCCGAAGCATGTGTATTAACATCTTCAGGATTGTTTTTATCAAGGGGTATACTTTGTAATTCACGAATTAAATTTGGACAAGTATTAAACATTTGTATTCTAGGTCGTCCAGTACTTTGTAGCTTTAAGTGTTCGTGAATTTGTATTTTACCCGCTATGCGATTTTTATCTGCAGGCCGAAGCTTGTGTCCTGCTTGAATTAATGTTTCTGCTACAGTTGGTCCTGTGGTGCCTGTTCTAGACCAACATGCTGTATCTAGTACGCCTCTGACCGACATTGGATCACTTAGTTCCATATTCGTTAGCATTTCTGCTAGCTCTGTGGCTAAGAGACCCTTTCTATATAATTCTCTATAAACAATCAGCGTTCCGTCATTAGGGTCTATTGCTACCCAAACACATGCTGATTCTGATGCGTAACCATAATCAAGGCCTTTAACACGCTCCCAATGTAGTGGGATTTCAAACGGCTCAATAACATGGAACTCTCTATCAAACTCTGTAAATGCTGCGCCTTCTGAAATTTCCCAGTTACCCTCAAGCAGTTGTCTGCGCTGAGTAGGCGGCAAGCTCTTTAGCATTTGTTCGTATCGACCATCAGCAGCCAAATACGGATTATCATTCAATCGAGCCGGAATAAACTTTCTTGTAATCCCATCATTGCCCATAAATGATTCATTATAAGGCGATGGGCTTATGTATCTTTTTTTAACCCATAATGCTCCTGATCCGCCGGGGTTAGCCGTACAACGCATATAAGGCGTTATTTCTGGATCAGTTGTTCGTAAACGCGAAGCTAAGTAGTTCCACGAAAACTCTGTTGGAAGATGTGTTATCTCATCAAATCCTATCCAACTATAAGCTTGGCCTTGATAGCGATAAACATCTGCATCACGCTCTAAGAATCCAAACTCTACTTTAGCACCGCTTGGAAAGTTCCAAAGCTTTTCTACTTCACGGTACTTACATCCGGGGAAGGCTTTCGGGTAGAGTTCGCGTGATTTGTCGATGAGTTCGCGTAACTCTGGCATAGAACGCCGAAGGATTAATGCTCTATGTGCTGACCGATGTGCGAATCGAAGGGGGTCAACCAACATCGCATAACTTTTGCCTCCACCAGCCGCTCCGCCATATAACACATCTGTTTCGCCTGCAGCCAAGAAATCTGTTTGAGGACCATCATTAGGTTGAAATATAACATTCTCTTTCAACTCGGCCTGAAGCGATGGGGCTACTTCTTCAACAAACGTATCTTCAACAACACGACCCTGATTCTTTTTTGTGTTGTCGTCTAGAAGGTCTAGGGCTTTTTCAGTTTTTTCAACAGACTTTTGATATCGTGAAATATCGGAGCGAGCCTTCGCTATCTTTCTTTTCTTTGCACGTACAGACTTTGATGCTTCTTGTTTTGCTTTAGTTGTTGAATGGTAGTTATATCCACGGCCTTTAGATCCTTTGGAGCGTCCAGCCTTTTTTCTTGGTGTACCATCTTTCTTTAAAACAAAAGAGCCATCTTCATTTGTAACGTAATTTTGTGGGTTAATGTCCCAATCATTCTTTTCCATATTTATTGATTATTTTTTGTAATCCTTGGTGTGAAACAGAACGACCAGTTTTATGGGTCAACCACAATGCACCCTCGCGTAGAGACAGGGATCTTGATTTAATCATCGGTAGTATCTTGTTTAAGGCTTCAAGTTCGCTTGAGATCTCTTCGATGTGTTCAGGATCTGAATCTACTAACTTATAACCAAATGGAATTGTACTACTCGTACGTCTCTTCATATTCTGCATCTTCTATTATTGTTGGTGCTTTTGCAGGAAGAATAAATAATCCACTTGGTGTTTCAACTTTTACATCTAATCTTTCTTTCTTGCCTATGCCTACACGGTCTAGGAGCGTCTGTGCGGCCTGTAGTCGCATATTAGCCTGTGGGATAGGCTCATCGCTGTCCATGACCTGAATAAGCTTCATGGCTGCTTTAGGGGCGTTTACGGCTAACACGCCTTCAGCAAGATCTAGAATTTGTGACTTAAGAGATTTGACAACTGATGTGTAGCTGCCCGGAGCATACCCAGCCACTTCTGCAGCTTGTTGTGCATTGCCTCCACACGCAATAAGATTGTCTAAAAAATCTTGTTGTTTTGTTGTCAATTCTTTTTTAGTTTCCATGTAATACATTATAATACTATATAGAGGGTTTGTCAAGAACTATTTTATTCTTTTTTTGGTATTATTTCATTGACAGAATTGAAATACAGGTGTATAATAACATTTGTACCCCCCGAGGTACATATATATATATCCCACACATCTACATCTCCCCACCTGCAGTGGGACTCTTTAAAGGCCGGTGGGCCTTTTTTAGTATGTGGGGGCTTTAAAGGTCGGTGGGCCTATCTGGTAGACACTCTAGAACCTTTGGAAAATGTTTGAGCATGAGTATATATACGGGGGAGGGGGCATGGGCACCTGCGTACCCCTACACAGACACACAAGCCTAGGAAGACTTTGAAAGTCTTTGTATGTCTACGCAAAAGGACTCCAAAGATTTTAGAGTCTCTAGTGGACAGCTCCAGAAACCTTTAGAAATCTTTATAGATTTATAACTCAAATCCAAAAACTCCAATGATTCCAAAGACTTCCAATATATTCTATATTGAGTAGAAACCCACCGCTGAGTTTTCTCACCCGATCACATCACACGCTCTTTCACAACCGCATAATGCGCAGGGAAAGAGGTTGCAAAATTCCCTGAGTTGTGAGCTTAATGGAATGGCAAAACCGATGACGGCTTGCAAATTTCCTTTAAACATTACGGAGTAATGACATGAGCATTTCGAACCTTAAAAAATCAGAGATTTTCGCTAACGTAGATGGTAACCGACCCGCATCCTCACGACAGCTTTATGCTGTAGCTCGGCACTTTGGTAAGGTCGGTGGCAATGATCAGGGCGAGTCTTACAGACTCCAAAAGATTTACAGCGCCATCCTCTTAAAGTTTCAGAATGAACACACTGAAACTCCCATCACCCACAGCGATGTATCGAGATTCTTTGAATCTTCGGAAGTGCCAAAGAAATTTGTGAAGATGATTAACGCCAAGCCTGTAAAGGCTAAGAAGGTCATCAAGGACACGCCGAAGACAACACCGAAGGTAACACCGAAAGCGACATCGGCTAAAAAGATTCAAGCGAACACATCAGAACTCTCTGAGTTCCAAGCACGATTTGATGCCATCGCAAAGCGACAGGATGCAACCGACAAGAAACTTGCCACCTTTGAAGCGAAGCTTGATATCATTATGGCTTACCTCGAAACTGACCCTGATGCTTAATCAGGGTTTTATAAACTTTTAATTTAAATCGTACAGGAATAATATTATGGATCTGGCTGAAAAGTTTTTTGATTGGTGTTGTGACAACCGCAGAGATTTTAAGCGGGAGGTGCATGAGGATATAGTTTTAGACTTCGACCCTGAAGCTAAAGTCTGGGAATACTTCCCAAATCCTTTTGATCCAGATCCGTTTTACGGTTGCCATACGGCAGTAGAGTTTTCTGACGGTAGTAACACAACTTTCAATTACAAGGGCGAATAATATTATGGAATTAAAAAAATTAAATTCTAAACTTTACAAGTATCGCTACTTCACCCTAAAGAATATACAATTCTTTTGGCTCATCATGGATGACAAGGGGGATGTTTGGACCGAAGCTGAAAGCTTAGAAGATTGCATTGATATCGTTGATGAATGGTACGATGAAATCCACGACCAATACTTAGAATTAGAGGAGTTAATGTAATGTATG